CAAACAAGAAAGACTGCCGCAACAAATGCTTCGGCAAAGTCTCTCATTACTCTTCTACCGCAATGCCACGCTTTTTAAGCTCTTCAATGGCTTGTTGTCTATCAATAGTAGCCATCCCTGTCAAATCAATTTTTGGAGTCTGTTGGGATGTGTCTTCAGGTTGAGTAGTCTCAAGCATAGGGCCAACACGAGGTGCAAACTTTGCCGCACTGACACCCAACATTGTTGCCAAATCAGCTGCCTTTTTAAGTTTTCCAGTGCGTTGTGCTTCAGCCATCTTCTTGACAGTTTCAGGATTAAATACAACATCAGCAATTGCTTTTGGGTCTTTGATAATTACATTTGCTAAAGAAGCAAGTTCACCCGCAACTAAACCTTGCTGTGCTGTTCCTCCCGCACCTCTGGAGATTGCATACGCATCAGATTGAACTCCCTTTGTAGCCTCTGATGCAGTTTTAGCTGTTTTTTGTAGCCACTGAATTGCCAATGTTGCATCTGCTCTATCTACTGCATTAGGAAACAAATAGTTGAAATCACTCTTCTTATTGTTTATTTCTGTCAATAATGTCTTTAAGTTTATTGTTGGAGAGCCTTCAGCAGCTCCCGCAGCGGCTTCCTGTGACTTAATAAGCAAAGACTCAAGTTCCGATCTGCGTACAGTATCCAAAACCATGTTTCCATCAGGACTATTAGCAAGAACCTGACTTAAAAATAAACGCTCAGTAGGTTTTGCTTTAGACAGTCTGTCAATGACAAGTTCAGGAGTTAGTGCTGTAGTTGTTTCAACATCGAAATATTTGGTTAAAGGGTAATTTGAATACTCTTCAATCTTTTGCAAGTTACCTTTAAACTTATCACGAGCTTTTGCTAATTCATCAGCACCTGCAACTCCAGAGTTAACGGCATCATCTAGTGATTCTCTAAAACCTCTAAGAACTTTGATGGCTATTCCTTTGACTTGACCTGGTGCTACGCCCTCAAATATATTTCCTTTACCAAAGTCAGCTTTGCCAGAGTAAGCCGCATCACCCCATGCTGATAGATTCTTTTGAAGTCTATCAATACTGATCTTAGTTAATTGCTGTGGTACAGCGGGTGTAATATTGACAAACGCAGGTTCACCTGTAGGGCCAAGAACTTTAGATGGCTGAACAACAGCTTCTTTAGCTGGTGTCACATACTCATCAATAACACGTTGAAGAGCAGACCTCATTGGTTGCAATGCTTGTATTTCAGTAGGTATTGCTGCTAATTCACTTTGAATAATATTTACTACAGGGTCTGTCGATACCATGCCACCAGCTTTTTTAGCAGCATTAAAGTCTTTAGTAGCATCACTTCTTAAACGAGTAGACAATGCTTTCCCATAATTATTAAAAGCACTTATAGCGGCATTTGATGCTGTAGTTGGGTCTGCGGCTTCTACTGTTGATCTTTTTAATAAACTATCAAAAAAACCACCAACATCTTGCGCCTGAGCTTGTCTAAATAAATTACCCGCTTCTTCAATTCTTGGAGAAACTTCTGCGGCTGCTTCCTTAGCCAATTGCACTCTGCTACCAGTTGCCTCACCAGGAGTCATTCTGCCAACACGTAATAGTTCATCTAAATTAGAGGGGGCTTGCCCTATCGGAGCATTGAAAGCACTCCTAGTTGCGCCCAATCCACCTTTAATTGCATAGGGTGATGCTTGAATAGCAAACTGAGCCAATGGGCTATCTGGCGCAACAGATTGAGCTAACATACCTGTTCCAGCGGCAACAGCACCTTCTCCCGATATTCCAAGGGCAGACCTAGAAAATAAACCTGGCAATCCTAATGCAGACATAGCCATAGCAGGGGCAGCAGATTGGCTTACTTCATAAGCACCCCTATAACCTTTAATTTGCTGTAGGTCTGGGCCTCCAAGTTTGGATATACCACGCATAATTCCAGCAGATGAGAAGGCGCTTGGGTCTTTGCTTTGTTTTAGGTAATCATACAAATTACCATAGCCTCCAATAACATCAATAAGAGTACCTTTTGCAGAACCTTTTAAAGTACTTTCTGCAAGTTTCTTAAACTCTTCAAAGGTAGTTCCTTTTTCTTCTAAGACAGACTCAGAAGAAACTGTTACACCACGCTTTTTAAGTTCCGCTATTGCTTCGTCTACTGTAGTCATGGTTTTTGTCCTCTAGCAATTCTTTGCAATTGTTCTGTAGTTAAATCAGAAGCCTTAGACTTGGGTGTTTCTAAATCAGACAGGAAAGGAGACTTATAACCACGCAAACTATAATTGTTATTGTAGAAATGAGTTTCAAGTGAATCCGCATCTTTAACAACTTTTCTAGATCGTTCTAACAAGAAATTGATAAGATCGGTATTTGTTTTTGTTCCTTTTTCCAAAGCAGGGCCAATAGTACGTGCAAACTCTCGGTCTGTATCTGTAGGGTTTGAGCCAAGAGCTTTAATGAACGAAATAACACGTTCACCTGCAAGAGCATTAAATTTATCGGCATTTTTAAGTGCCTCATCATCTTTTTCACTTGTTAAACCAAATGTTGAGAAGACACGCAAAGCTCCTACACGTGCAGGAGCGCCAGAACCAGAAATAGGTTGTGGTGTTTTTAGTAGTTCTTGCAACAAACCAGATTGTTCAACAGCTTTACCTGCTGATACTTGCGCTGCACCTAGACGTTTAGCATCTAATTCAGCTATCGTTTTAGCTCCCTCTTCTGATCCTTTGGAACTTGCTGTGGCAGTTACTTTTGTTGCACCTTCTTTAGCCTTCTTCAAACCACGATCTTCTAATAATTTGTCAATAACAGCTGCTTCTGGTTGGGTTAGCTCATTAAAGTTTTTGCCATATGTTGCTTTTGATGCTCTATCAGCTTCAGGGCCATAAGCAATTTTTGTTTCAGGCTTTGCCATCTGTTCATTTAAAGATTTGGCATAAGCGGTGTTGTACTCAATAGAACCTTCTGGGCCTGACAGTTCTGCTGTTGCTCTTGCTAATTGAACTTCTTTAGGTGATGCCTGTACACGCTCACGAGAAGCCGCTGCCAAACGCTGCTGTTGTTCAGCAATTTGAGTTTGAGCTTTACGAGCATAGTCAGCCAAGGCAAAAGCACCTTGTTGGTCGCCCATCTGAGCAAGCATCTGTGCGCCTTTGATGAAAGAATTAGGGTCAGACTGGTCTAGTTGACCAAGAATCTGTTGTCTAGCACTAATCATCTTCAACTGAGGGTCTTCTATGCCCATAGCACCTGCAATGCCACGACCTAATTGACCAACACTAGCCTGAAGTCCCGCTTGAGCCGCAGCACCAGGCGATAGTTGTGCCAATGCAATGCCACGATTTAAGTCTTGCCCATATTGTTGGTTTTGATACATTTGTGGAGTCAAACCAAATAGACCCGCTACCATACTTTCTGCCATGATGATTCCTTACAAGAATAAACCGAGGTCTTGATTGCCATAGGCTAGACCAGTTCCAAACCCTGATGAGCCTAAACCTGTTCCACTAAATGCAGATTGGAGTCCACCACCGAGCAAGCCGCCTATTGCTGAACCAAACTGAGCATTAGGATTACCTGCCGCTATCAGACTTTGAGCGCCAAGGTTTCTTGTTGCATCAGCACTTGTTGCCAAAGCGGTACTCAATCTAGCACCTTCTAGTCCTAATTGACCTGCTCTTGCTCCCGCAGTCGATGCAGTTTGACCAAGTTGTGCGCCTAAAGTGAAAGGTTGTTGACCCAAAGCCTCAAGACCCTGAACCTGACCCATTGCAGTCGTGTAAGGAGCATAAGCGGCTTGTTGACCTGCATAGTATTGACCCATTGCGCCAGCGCCTTGACCAAGTAAACCTGCACCAAATGTAACTTGTTGTTGACCAGCCTGTTGAGCATTAGCCGCCAATTGAGCCTCTTGAGTCGCACGAGCGTTATACAAAGCCTGAAGTTCAGGAGTAGTAGCACCCAAAGTACCGCCTTGAGCAACAGCCAAACCACCACGGCCTTGTTGTTGCAGTCTGTTTTGCAGATTAGCTAACTCTAATTCTCTGCCTGGTTGCAAGAGAGCCATCTGTTGATTGAGATAGTTCTGAGCAACAGCTTCAGGAGATTGAGCCAAGTATTGATTACCAAGACCAAACAATCTTTGAGCGCCTGTTTGCAAAGGAGCAAATTGAGCCTGTGCGCCCTCTGCTTGAGTCAACCCTGCATTAGACAAAGCCATAAACCTGTCTTGTTGGGCTTTGGCTTCAGGGCTTAGTGTGTATCCTGCGCTTGTCAACTGACCTGTTACTGGATCAACTTGGAATTGTGAAGTACCAAAGCGAGTAGTCATGCCAACAGGTCTGAAAGCAGCAGATGCTTTAGCGGCAGCAGTCTCAGCATCAATACGGGCTTGCGCTCGTTGAGCCGCTTCACGAGATTGTTGCATCTGAAGCAAATTACCTGCTGTTCCTAGTCCACCAGAAAGTAAGTTGCTAAGGTTTGTAGTTCCTGTACCGCCACCACCAAGAACACTATTAACAACAGAACCAACACCCGCATTAGTGATTGCGTTTGTAACTGCTGCGGGAACTACAGCACCACTAATAGTAGTAGCCGTAGGTAAGGCAGAAGCAGCAGCAGTAGCCGCAGCAAGTTCTCTTGCGGTATTAGTTGTAACATCCGCACCGCCACCCAACAAACCAGCAGCACCCAATCCTCCTGGCAATAACGCTTCTGCTGCTGCAATTTGAGCTGGCGTAATACCTGCCGTTAAACTACCCAACCCTGCCGCACCTATACTTGACGCTTGTGCAGCAGTCAATCCAGACAATAAGGCATCTGATGCAGCAATATCGGCTGCTGTTATACCTGCCGTTAGACTGCCACCCGTACCACCCAATAAACCCTCTAAACCACCTAAGCCATATACAGCAGCACCAATGGCTAATGCAGGTACTACCCAACTAGGAACATCAGCACTATCTCCACCAGATTGAGAATAAAAAAGAGGTTTACCAGTAGCGTCAAACTCAACCCCATAAGCAGTAGAGTCTTTTCCAGCAAAAGTTCCACCCCAGATATTGTCTCCTGCTCTATCATAGAAAGGCTTAATTGCCTCTCCTGTGGCTTTATTGAAGAACTCTTTTTCACCGCTGGCATTAGTGCGCTGACCAAAATCATTGATATCTTTAATACCTTGACCAGCCAACATTACACCCATGTCATAGGCATTCTTTGTGGTAGAACCATAACCTTCACCAACCCACTTATCTGTAGTTCCTTGAGCCAAAATCTGACTAGCAATATTAGCTGCTGCGCCTGTTGAGGGAAGTGTATTAACAGCTTCATTTCGTGCATAACCAAGGAAGTTACTAAGTTGACCTGCCTTAATATCTCCACCAAATCTCTCAATCTCTCCTTGAGTTGGTGCTCTACCTAAAGTATCTTGGAATAGTTTAACTGTAGGATCAACAGGAGCAGCAGGTGCAACAGGAGCAACAGCGGTGGGAGCAACAGGAGCAACAGGAGCAGGTACAGAAGCCGCAACAGTAGTTATAGGAACACCCGTAGCAGTAGCCTCTGAAAAGAGTTTAGGAGCTAATACCGCTTGTTGGGCAGGAGGAGTTGCCGCTAGTACACTCTGGACAGATTGCATGAACGATGCTTGTTCAGCAGGATCAACAGAGTTGCCAAAAGCACTTTGCCAATAAGCCAAACCCGCAGCATCAGGCTGACGACCTAAAATCTGGGTATAAAGTTGTTCTACAGTTGTAGCCATGATTACTCCTTATTGTGGCGCATCAGGCCAAGTAATAGTCCAAGGGAAACCTGTCTGCGTAGTGACATCACGCAAGGCTTGACGATAGGTAGCCCATACTGCTTTGTCAACAGGAGCATCTGCTACTTGTGTCCAATCACAGTCTTTCAGTTTTTCATCCCTTGAAGCACGAACACTCTTAGCCTGTTCAGCATCTTTAGTAGCTTTGTAAGCAGTCTCATGCTCAAGGGCTGTAGTTGTTACACCCTCGACAGTAGTATCGGTAAACACAGGGCCAAGGATATATTTGGTGTACCACTTACCATCTACTTGTTCAACACCAGAGGCTTGAGAGTATTGGTAAACAGTACCGCCTGATGCTTGTGCGCCTTCAAAGACTACATCAGCACCCAAAGCCGTTAAGACTTCAGTTGTTGTTGTCTCCCATGATGGGCCACCATTGGCTTTTGTGTATGCACGAAATTCTGCTTCGTACATTACTTGTCCATTGTTTGTTCTGATTTGCATATAAGTCCTTTAAGCTATTGCCAGCCCTATGTAGGTTGCTGAAGATACGTTTACGTCAGTTGCTGAAACTTGGTTGACTACAAAACCAGTTGAGTCTGTGTCAATGGTGTCATCTGTTGTTACTTCAGCGGCTGTTGTGTTTAAGCTAAGATGTGGGTCATTTCCTGACACGATACCCCTAGCAGAATCCCATACATACCAATCACCAGTTGAGTCGGTACGCTTAATTAGAACAAACCGAGCACCGCCTGTAAAGCCGCAGTTAATTGTTTGTGATGAGCCATTTCCTGTGTATGAAAACACCTTACTTACACCAGCGCAGGTTGCAAAGAGGTAGGCAATATGTTGGTTGGTGTTAGTGTTCATTGACCCCGAGTTCACAAGAAACATACTCGTAGAAGTTGGGGCGGCTGAAAACACACCTACGTTTGCATATGTATCATTAGGGCATGAATTTGTTAAATTCAAAAACCCATAATTCATAGTTGTAGACGCAAAGTTAAAAAGAACAGGCCAGTTGTTTCCAGTAGTTGTACGATTCTTCCCAATAATTAACTCAGGCACAACACCCAAGTTGTGTGTGATTGTTTGCGTAGAACCATTTCCTTTATAGCAAACCTCATCAAAGAAACTAGGGGCACGTCTGAAACTATAGTAAATCTTAGGGTCTGAAGTTCCAGCAAGTAGCGACCTGTCAATCAACGTAGTATTACTTTGCATATTGTCGCCAATAGTGCCAATAACCGCTTCCGCACTTGTTGCTTCTGTTTTTAAGTAAGTTGCTGTGCCACCTGCCGCAGATGCGTTTGCGCCTCTTAATCTATCAAATACATAGTTTGAACTTTCCCCTGTATATCTATTGATTGTCATGTCAACAGGAAAATTAGTTGTGATTGTTAATGGGTTTGCATTTGAACTTGTAAGAGTTTGACTAAACACACTAGTCCCACTTGTAGGCACTTTCATTGGGCCTCTACGAATGGCTATGTAGATGTAGGTGGTTGATGCTGCTCTTGCGTAGTAAAAACCTGTTGCAGTTGGGAAGCAATTAGGGTTACGTGAGCCTTCTGCGTTTGAGTTGTTTGCCTCCAAACCAACTGCTGTGCCATATCCACCAAGATTAGGCATTCCACGCATGTTGTCAATCAAGTCCCATCCGCTTGTGCCAGATGCAGATTTAACAAGCAACCATTGAGGCTCATAGCCCAAGTCAACAGTGGCATCGCCACCGCCGCCTGAAGTCGTAAACGACCCACACGAAATCACATTGTCTGTACCAGTTAGGCCAAAGCCTCCTGCGTTGTGGGCGAATAGGTAGGCTACGTATGTTCCACCTGATGCGTTGACGTTACTGTTTCCCGAATAGTTTTGAGTGGTTAAAGTTGTTGCGGTAGTGTTGTACTGAGGAATCCAGCCGCCATTGCGGTTAGCACCAGCACTTGCGTCTGTAGAATTTAAAAGCAAGTAAAAATCGTTTGCATCGTTGTATTGCCAATTACTTGTTGTATCTGTTCGTTTTACAATAATGACAGCAGGTTTTACACCCAATGAATGGGGAATAACTTGTCCGTCTACACCAGTGCCTGTCCACGTTACAACATCAAAGAACTTTGGTTGCTTGCGGAATGTCCATGAGGCGTAGTTTTGTGAAATACTATTTATTGTGGCTCTAGAACTAATGCTAAATCCATTTGAATTAAATGCGGTAAGCCCTGTTGCTCTTGTAGTTTGGCCTCCAGTGCTATTGCTTTCAAGTTCTTGTGTAGCTCCTCTAACTGTGTCATACAAAGCATGACTAGCAACATCTGTCCTAGACTTCATCCAGACTAAACCACCTTTGGTGGACAAATCAATTCCATTTGTAATGGTCTGTGTAGAGTCATTACCTGTGTACAAAAAGCAGGAGAAAACATCTTCTACAAATGTAGGCACAGCAGGAACACCACCACCAAAGGCATCATAAGAAGCCGCACCACTTGTTGCTTGTAATGGCATGGTTTAAGCCTTAAATTGTGTGTTGCTTGCCAAGACTGTGAAAGTCGCACTACCTGTCTTGATAATTAGGTAGCGGTAACTATCAATGCCACTAGCATTACCCGCAGTAGGCGCACCACCTAGCCACCTAGTAGTGACACCTGATGTAGTGCCATCAACTTGCACAGCAGAGTTGTAGTAAGCAGTAGAGCCTTGAGTAACCAAAAAAGCCACAGTCATTGATTGACCTGTACTCATCAAAGTATTCAATGATGTACCGCTAGAGGCTCTGAAGTTAACAGTCCAGTTAGCACTTGCGTTACTTGTGTAATACAGAACAGACTGAGTGGTAATGTCGTAAGCAATCGTGCCTGTAGCCGCAGTAGCTGAGACTGTAGCTACCTCTGCCGCATCGTTTAGAACAATGGCAGTAGCTGATGATGAACCTGAGAAAGTCTTAGTAGCCGTGAATGTCTGTGCTGTGTTAAGGCTTGCAACATTGGTTAGCGTATTGTCAGCAAAGGTAATGGTTTTGTTTGTCAGGGTTTCAACGCCTGTCAAAGTAGCAAAACCAGAGGCAGTAAATGCCGCCTGAGTCCATGCCGATCCTGTCCACACATATAAAGTATTGACTGAGTTGTTCCAGTACAAAGCACCTGTTAACAGAGCATTTCCATCATTGTCAACACTAGGAGCAGAAGACTTAGAACCTAAGTATCTGTCATCAAAAGCATCGTATGAAGCTGCCGCATTGGTTTCACTTGTTGCCGCATTGCTTGCACTTGTAGAGGCGTTAGAGGCACTTGTTGCCGCATTTGAAGCAGAGGTAGCCGCATTAGATGCAGAAGTAGCTGCCGCAGTAGTCGAGCCAAAAATCGAATCTATTTCAGTTTTGGTATAAGCATTTGAGATGTTATAGCCAGCAATTGTTGTTGGATTCGTTCCTGCCGTTGCACGACCATAAGTGTCAAAAGTAACAGATTGGTAAGTGCCTGGCGTTACACCAGAAGAAGCCAAGTCAATGTTGTCGCCATTGACAACAATACGGCTAGAGGATGCTGTTCCTACGTTAAGAGTATTACCTGTCTTTGTAAGACCATCACCCGCAGTAATTTGACCCGCACCAGAAAACTGCGCCCATGTAATCGATGTGCTTCCTAGTGTTCCGCCTGCATCTATTGTGCAGATAAAGCCAGAGTCAGCATTGGTTGTGCCTTTTTCAACAAAGGTAAAAGCCGCCACCAACTCAGCATAAGTGTCAGCATCAGTTGTGCGAGTCCAAGAACCTGAAGCAACCAAGTAAATACCATTGCCAGAAGCAGTAGACTGATCCTTAACCAACACTCGGTCTCCAACAGAAACCGCAACTCCATCAATCGTTTGTGTGCCAGACAATGTGATATTAGCCGTTGTAGCCACAACCACAGAGGCTTTAGCATCAATACCTTGGGCTAGTGCATCCACATAACCCTTGGTAGCCGCATCAGAATCGTTTGTAGGGCTTGCTAGACCAGTAATGGTTGCAGATGTACCACTATCCATGTCCAATGAGCCAGAGATGGTCACATTGTTGAACGTAGAAGTTCCAGTAGCGGCAGTTACGTTACCTGTCAGATTGCCAGTTACATTACCTGTGACATTGCCCGTAACAGCACCCGTTACATTGCCTGTGACGTTACCAGTAACAGCACCTGTCAATGGGCCACTAAAGCCTGTATTTGCAGTAATGTTTGTACCAGTAATTGCTAGGGGAGATGAGCCTCCAATAACCGCACCATTGATTGTTCCCGCACTAATGGCAGCAGAAGCAATCGTAGCGGCTGTGCTAACAGTAAGGTTGGTAAAAGTACCCGCAGCGGCAGTAGTTCCACCAATCACAGCACCATTTATCGTACCGCCAGTAATCGTGGCAGATGAGTTATCTGTCTTAGTCGCCACAGCAGTTGCAATATTATTGAACTCTGTATCAATCTCAGTACCTTTAACAATCTTTAGAGGATTGCCAGGCGAGAGATTATCTTTGGTTGCAAAGTTAGTGGATTTTGAATAATTGCTCATATTTATCCTATCTTGCCTTCTTTGGCTTGAAGTTCAATTTTCTGAATTGACAACTGAGTGCCGTTAATGGTGGCTTCGTAACCAGTTTGTACAATTTTACCTGCACTTGAAGCATTACTTGTCAATGCTTTAATTGGTATACCGCTTGAGAAGTCTGCAATTGCATACTCTCCAACCCCATACTCGTAATAACCTTGAGGTGGAATAAAGACGTTCTCTGATTGATAAGCGCCTGAGTAGTCAAAAGCCCACTTGATTGTGAGGAACTGATTAGAGCCACCAATCACAATGGCAGTAATAGACTTCAGAATGGAAATTTGATTAGGGTTTCCTAAGTCAGCATTGTTTGTGTAGTACAAGAATCGATAAGTAGAAGTATCATCAAGATAACCACCATACTTACCAATGTAGCCGTTCTTTCCAATGTATAAGTCTCCATTACGCAACGATCTAAGTGCTGTTGGGGAAATATTGTCCCACTTGGTTACACGGGAAGAACCATCTTGGAGATTCTGCTTTGTGTCGAAACAATAGACTTGCAAGGTAGTGGGCAACACTAGAAGATAGAAGGCTTCTTTTTCTGAGTAAACAGACTTCAAATTGGCAATTGTTTCACCCGCCAAAGATGATGCCAAGTCGAAACGAACATTCTTAGATAGGTCTCTCAAAGGAGCAGACTTCTCTTGAATAGTCCTCATCAAAGAACGAACACCTGAGTCTGATAAGAAAACAACGTCAGAGCCAATGCTTTGAATCGTATCCCTTGCGATACACCCAATAGAGCCTACTGTGTCGCTCAGAACTAGAGAAGCTGGTGTAGAAGCACCAGAGTAAACAAGAATCTGCTTCTTACCAAAGATAAATAAGAAATCATTATGCGCTGCCAAACCCATCACTTCATCAGCACCATTAGGCCATACACGAGAGACATCTAATGTTCCTGAAGTACCACCACCCCATACATGACCTGCAATCAGATCAGAAAAGGTAATAGTCACCTTATCAGAAGCAGTATTAGCCACCCACAAGCGACCAAAAGCAGAGATGGCAACATTGGCTTGAGGAACTGTAGCTACATAACCAGACTTCTCAGACACTCTACGATAAGTAGAAGTACTTACAGCGGGGTCATAAATCAATGGATCGTGACCAGTTTGAAAGAAGTATGCAATGCCATTCAAAGATGCACATTGCCAGTTAGATGCCGTGATAGTAGGAGCAGAACCCCCACCACCATAGGTCAACTCAGTCACCGCATTAGAAGTGCCGAGTTTAAATATCTTGTTGTTGCCAGCAAACAGAACTGTCAAAGTCCCATCATTCTGAACTAACTCATGGATCACACCAACATCGTTAGCACCTAGATTTCCAGAGGAAGAGTTAACCCTTGACCAACCTTTTCTAGCACCAATACGACCATACTGATCCAAGATGCAATTGGTAGCAACCAAAGCAAAGCCAGACCCTAAATCAAGAGGAGAATCTTCAGTATTCAGGCCATAAAAGCCTGGTGCTGAGAGACTGTAACTTTGAAGTTGAGAAGCCATTAGACCGCCACAAAGTTGTCTTCAGGATAACGAGTGGACTCCAATGCAATCGCATCAGAGAGCATTCCTCTAAACAGAGCATAAGCCTCGGCAGAGTTTGTTCCACCATCTTCACCACGCTCAATCAAAGCACGAGCATACGCACTCTGAGTCACTAAATAGTCCAAGACCTTGACAGATGTGCCATCAGCAGACAAAGCAGCTTGTGGGATAGTCAGGTCAAACAACAGAGTAAAAGCACCAGAAGGAACAGGGAACAGGTCAACCTTTGTGTCTCCACTAGCATCTACACCGCTAAAGCAGAACTCTGAAGGGATAGACTGTGAAGGTGTAGCAAGGTTTAGTTTGCGGTTCATGTCCACAAACTCAATGTTCCGAAGACCAATCAAACTGGTTGTGTTCAGAGCATCATTGACACGGAACTTCTGTCCCGCACCTGTCAAAGCATAGGAACTTGTACCACTAGTAGTTGTTACTGTAATTGTTTGAGCAAGGCAATTCCAGTTGTAAGAGTCTTCAATCTGACGTTTAGCATCATTGACAAACTTGCCAATCAAAGAAGAATAGGTTGTTTCGCCAACAGTAGATACTGTGCTTTCACGCAAGCGAACCAACACATCGTTAACAAGTTCTAAGTAGGTCATGTTCGTTGCGCTCCTGATACTTCAAATGTGGCAATAAAACTGAATGTACTTGCACTTTGAGTAGTAATTTGAATTCTATCGCCTTCTTCTAAAACGATATAAGCATTGCCATCAAACTGAAGGTATTGCTTAGATGTAAAGTCGTAATTAGTAAGAATATCCAAGGTTGTGGCAGCACTTGCGTCATACCATTGAACAGTAATGTGCTTAGTCGAACCACCAGTATTGTGAATGTACATCACAGTAAACTTGGCGTAATAACCCGTAGGAACTGTATAAACAGTTGTCAGCGTTGCGGCTGTTGGGTTAACTCCGACAGATACTGGTCTCACTTCATATTCCTCTTAGAGATCGCTTTAGCCTTAGCTTTAGCGTCTTCCTTGGACGTTGCGCCCCAAGCTCTAAGAGAAAGTAAAAGTCGGGTAGGCTTTCCATCTTTCATCTCAGCGCCAGGCATATTGCCCATTCGTGCTAAAAAGGATGCCCTACGAGGGTTATCTCCCGACTTGACTGGTGGTTTTAAATTGCCACCTGTTTCTGCATTATACGATGCTCTTCCTTTGGCATTCAAGCCCCCCTTGGGGTTTTTTCCTTCTTTTGTTTGCCAAACAGGAGATTTCATTTCTTCTTTGCGGTCTTAGCCGCAGCCTTAAATGCCGCCTCAGTAGGAGCGCCTTTAGAACCAACCTTACGCATCTTTTCCTTAGAAC